GGAAGGTAGTTTGTTAACTCCCTTACGAGATAAACCCTAGGATACGGTAAAATCCTTGAAAGCCTTTACTTTCTAAGGAAGTAACTTCTTCTTTGGTTAGGTAAGGCTTATCTAAATCCACCCAAGCTATTCATTATGGAGCTATGCTCCAGCTTGATTCTTGGGACCTTATCTAATATATAAGCTTCTATGAAAAGAATAAACATGAATAATAAAACTAATTTGTTGATAATCAAATTAGTCTCACTTTGTGAGTTTACATTATTAACTGTTTATTCTAGTCATTCTGCCTATATAAAAGGTTTGGCTAGTCTCTTCAAGGACCGAATCTTAAGTTTACACAGTACTAGGGGGATTGATTTTACTATCAAGTATATCAAAACCTCAAGAAACTGTTACTTAAGGGTGGTTTCAGGGAGCCCTCTAGAAACATCTGAAGTAGCACTCGTAAGAGGGCTACCAAAGTGAATGCTAGAGGTGGGTGAGGAGAGTATAGGTGATCCTGATAAAATCAAGATCATACTAACTTTCCTTACATCCCTTAGATCTATTCAGACAAAACCTATTTTGGCCACTAAAACTATCACTGATCCTTGATCAGGAGTAGATAATATTGGTTATTTAGAGTTTTGTCGGGCTATGAATGAGGTAGGAGTCACTAGTACTCCTTCATTCTATATCCGTAGATCTCTGTGGAGGGACTTTCATATGTCGACGAAGAAAGGTCCTCATGGACAAGCACTTCTGATGGCAATATCTGAGCTTACCCTATTACCTCATAAACTAATAGAAAATATTAGACTATTAGGAGGTCCTAGGCTATCGCTCGTTATTGATAACCTTCATGATAGTGTCGATGTCCTGGGGATGTCTGTCTCGTCGCTATGATCGTCCCTTTATCCCTTGAAACCACATAAGGCAATTCGTAAACTGTCTTATTTCAGTGATAAAGAAGGGAAGACAAGAGTAATAGGAATCGTAGATTACTGAACTCAATCAGCTCTACGTGGGTATCATAGGGTTCTTAATGAACTTCTATCGAAACTCCCAACCGACATGACTTTTAATCAGTCGGGATTCCTTGACTTCTTATCTAACCGTGACCCTGGAAATAGGTTCCATTCCATCGACCTTTCTGCTGCTACCGATCGTATGCCTATAGTTCTCCAAAAGAGGGTTATGGCCTACATATTCGGGCAGGAGAGGGCCGAGGCATGGGCTGATCTGTTAGTTGGTTACCCATTTCATTGTTATGATATGGGGACAAAGAAATATTCTTTAATTTCTTACCAAACAGGTCAGCCTATGGGTGCTTACTCTTCATGACCCTGCATGGCTTTGACTCACCACCTTCTAGTTAAGATTTCTGCTCTAAGAGCAGGAATCAGTAATTTTAACAATTACTTTCTATTAGGCGATGATCTTGTCATAATGGATGATAAAGTAGCCCTTAATTATAAGGAACTTTTATCAACATTAGACATGCCATACTCTCCCGACAAAACTCACACATCCTTTGAGGTGTTTGAGTTTGCGAAGAGGTGATTCTATAAAGGAAAAGAGATTTCTGGATTCTCTGTAGGTGGATTATTATCCGTTTACAAGAGATATCCTCTTCTCCATAACTTTCTAGAAAACCAGGGTAACCATGGTTGAAGTATTCCATATCCTATGCTCCCCGACTACATCAGAGGTATATTTAAGATTCTGAGACCTTATTATATTATTAATAAGATTAACTCTCATATTAAATTATACCTTTTATTCAACGAGCTAATGGTGTTCAAAAAGAATCCATTAGATGAATTGGCTATTGGGCGGTTCATGGATATGATCCCCCAACAAGCAATCATAGAGAACTTTGTTTCGAACTATAGTTCGAAAGCAGAAGCATTTCACAATGCTGTCTACCAAGCAAAGTTTCTACTCGTTGAGTCTGATCTTTATAAATTCCAGAGCGAGGCCTATATAGTCAATTCGACTTTATGGGGTATCGCAAACGATTTTATAAAGGGTTTGGGTAGTCAACCAAAACACCGGCTAGATTTCCTAAATGAAGTAGTCTCTGTTGTTATCAACTGAGACTCTCCTTTGGTTACGACACTGAACGTGTTAGTAGATAAATCTATTGATTTTCTATGTAACACTGCTCTTTCGTCGAAGGAACTTCTACTTCCCAGTTTCCTTATGGAATCTGGTTTAAGTAAGTATAAGTTTGCCAAAGGAATCTTCTCTCTTAGGAATTCTTCTTCAATTATCCTAGCTGAGTCCGCTGTTCTCAAGAAGATACTTGACGTCCTTCAGAAAGGGGTAAAACCCGAATCTGAGTTAGGACTTGTCAGAGTATCCTTTGGTCCAGACGGATGAAGACAGAGTGATGAACCGTTAGAATCATCGATTCTTCCGGTGGATAAGTATATGAAGTCTATTCATAAATGATATATATTGAATCAAGACTTCTGCTACCTTCTAATAGGACTTCCCATTGGGTTAAGCGCAGCTTCTGTGCCCTCTGGACTCCTACTAGTATGTAGTTTTATACCTATCTTATTTACCCTGTGAGTGTATTCTCTCTTTAAGATTGATTTCCATCTAAGGAGATGGATCTTACGAGAATCCGGTTCTATATTTATAGCCTGTCTCTTGACAATTTTACTCCTCTTATATTTAAGAGGGTATGTTGATTCAATTGATAGTTTCTATATTTATAGTTCGGATACACTCCCAGCAAAAGAGGATAACTCTATGCATCAGTTTGTTTCTGATAATAGTGAAAGACCTGACGCTCCTATTTCTTTAGGAATCATCGTCTTTGCCTCTTTTGTAGGTGGGGCCACTACTTATGTACTTATTAATTACTTATTAATAAGTTTATCATAGTGGTTTATCATCTCTCATGTCTTCAGTGACTAGAGATAAATTGGTTTTGCCGCTCCAGGAAAGGTTTTGCCTCGTAAGAGGCGGTTTCCCCCTGGAGTGTGTTTCCTC